ACTCGCAGTGGTATCAGTACTACATTAATATGGGTTATTCTGAAAACATGGTTGCGCTGGAGATCGCACGAAAAATCCTAGTTCATTATGCTAATGAAGGTTCTCGTCAGAGGGTTGATCAAGTCGAAACCTACGGCAAAGAACGTTTTGACTCCTATCTGAAATGGCTAAAAGATTTGGTTAACTCAGGTCTAATGTCTCCGGCTATCCCTTACGCTGGCGGTATTTCAGTATCAGATATGGTAGATAATGACAGCAACCTAGATAATGTCAGGCCATTTAGACCCTACAACCATGAGGACTACGGACTATGACAGTACACGTTAAAATCTACAAAGACGGTATTCTTGTAGAAGAAAAAGATATAGAAACTAAGGTGGTTGATAATGAAGAAAGTACAATTCAACCCAAAAGGAAATCTCGGAAAGCTGCTGACAAAACTTCAGAAGCTGAACAAACAGAAGATTGAAGTCGGTTACTTCGCTGAACAACAGTTACACGCCACCGGAGACTCTTACGCCAACATAATGAAAGTAAATTACAATGGTTGGCAAATAATGAACCTTGTCAGTAATGCAATAAAAGCTGACATAAGGAAAGGTAGTGGTACATTAGCTAGAGAGTTAAATCAATTAGTTCATAGCAACCAAGAACCGACGAAGTTTCTTATGGATCTCGGTAATACATATGCACACTACTCAATCAACTATTTCGGTAACGATCAATTCCTTGTTGTGACATATAACCCAACACCTATGGTGGATACAGGTGAATTGGCTGACAACTTTGCTTGGCGTACATCACTCACTATGCAATATAAAACGGTAGGATAAATGAATAGATTATTAAATGCTACCAAACACATCATCACCAGATATGGTGAGTATTACATAGATGATGAGGGTAATCCTGTATTATCTGCACCACAACAAATAGAGATACGTTGTAATATTCAGCCTTTCAGGGAAGGTCAAGAGACAGTTCTACTAGAAGATGGTACACAAATTAAAACTGGTGAGATAATTAGAACAACTACTCTACTTAGAACAATGGAAGATAATAGTCAGTTACCCGCAGACGAAACAATCATTGATGGTAACGAATACATCTGTTTTAAGAAAGAGAATTGGAACCGCTATCTTAGCCAGAAACACTATAAATACGTGTTCATAAGGAAGGATAAATTATGATTAGTCCTTATGATATTGGTACAGTGTTGATTGATATTGTTGTTGACAAGGTTGGTAATTTATTAGCTCAGGTTCCAGCACAGGGCGGGGTAATGCGTCCAGCCTGTATCCGGTCTAGTGGATACGATAGTGGAACACAATCACCCGTCGTAGAGCCACCTTACCCTTTCATGGCTGTAAACTTCATTGCAGCTAACAGGTTTGGTGATGCTGATATATTGAATGAATACCTAGATGAAAATGACAACACTGTACAAGAAAGAGATGTGCTATTGTCTTATGAGTTTAGGTGTCATGGTCTGGTTAAAGACGATGTTGTTAAAATTGTCTCTCATCTATCCAGATGGTTTGAATCATATTCAATAAGAGACAAGATACAAAATGATACAGGTGGTAGACTGTACTCCACAAGTAACATATCAAAAATAAATATGCGGTTGAAAACTAACATCGTTGAAGTAGGTAGATTTGTTATTGAAATTTCAATAAGAGATAGCTTGCTAGATATTGATGCTGGTGTATTCAATACAATACAAATTAATACAGTTGAGACAGGTGGTGGTTTATATGAATCGCCTGACGATACAAACCCACTACCCATCCAAGTAGAAGCCCCTTAATCCACAGGAGATATAAATGGCAATCACAGATATTGCAAATGTTGTGATTAGTTTGCAAACTTCTGGCGTGTCTCGCCAAGGTTTCGGTACACCGTTATTCGCCGCATCACATCGGTCATTTGAAGAACGTGTACGTGCATATAATTCACTGACAGCCGTTGCAGAAGATTTTGATACAAGTTCTGCTGCATACAAAGCTGCCACAGCTTATTTTTCAAACTCACCAGCTCCACGCCAAATTAAAATTGGCCGTCGAGAAGCCGATGTAACTTTAGCTTTTGGTACAGTTGAGACAGGCAAGGTTTACACTGTTTCTGTTGCATCTGGTTCAGATACAGTAGAAGCCACTTACACTGCTCTAGCATTAGATACTGGTGCAGAAGTTGCAGCAGCATTAAAGACAGCTATTGACGCCGTATTAACTGGTGTAGTAACTACTACTGTTGCCGGTTTAACTTTAGAATTATCTTCTACTGCTGGCGATGCGTTTACAGTAACACCTGTGCTGAATGTAACACAATCTTTCACTACCACAGAAACTGCTGCCGCATTATTAGCTGCTATTACTGAAGAAGATGATGATTTCTATTTCTTCTCTGCTGACGATCACACGGCATCTTTTGTTACTGCTGTAGCCGCTGACATTGAAGCACGTAAGAAGATCTACTTCTTCTCTACTTCTGCTGTTGAGTCTTATGGTGCAATTGCTAATCCTATCGCAGCTAATGACGTGTTAGCTCTGGTACAAGCTTCAGGTTACTTCCGTACAGCAGGTATGTATGCACACAACGATACAGACTTCCCAGAATGTGCTTATGTTGGTTACAACGCACCATTCTTAGCTGGTAGTGTCGTATGGACTAACTTACGAGTCGCATTACCGTTTGCATTAAATGCTGATGGTAAACAGTTGACAGCTACACAACAGAATCAAGTTAGCGCACGTAATGCTGCATTTGTTCGTAAAGAAGGTGGCCTAAATATTCTACGTGGTGGTAAAGTCGCTGGTGATGAGCGTATCGAGAACATTCGTGGTCGTGACTCACTAGAATCAGACATGAAAGCTAATTTAACCAATCTGTTGATTAATCAGCAAGGTGGCAAGCTTCCATACACCAACGCTGGTTTGAACTCTGTACGTTCAGTTATCAATAGCACTTTGGATATTTACGTAGCTCGTACATTCATTAATCCAAACTATGTTGTAACAATTCCAGATGCGCGTGACATTGATGTTTCTAAGAAACAAGCTCAGTTGTTAGATGATGCAACATTCCGCGCTGAACTGTCAGGTGCAATCACCTTGATTGACATTTTTGGTACATTGGCTTTAGAACTGTAATCGGAGTATTAAATTAAATGGCATATATTAAGACATACAGCCCTAAAGACGTAGTTATCGCTTGGGGCGGTGTTGCAATTACTGGTTTAGCAGAAGATACATTCTTAACTGTTACCCGTAATGCAGATAACTCTGAGGAAGTTGTTGGCGCTCAAGGTGATGTAGCTCTTACTAAAGTAGCTAACACCACAGGCATGATTGAACTTACTCTGTTACAGAACGCTGACGCCAATAATATTCTGTCTAACATTCAATTGTTACAGGACGGTGAATCAGATTTGTTCCGCGCTAACATGACTATCCAAGACCCTTCTGGTGGCACTATTTGGGAAGCCAAAGACACCCACTTGAAGAAAGGTACTGACGTCACGTTAGGTGCATCACAGAATGGTAAAACTTGGCAATTCTTTGTTTCTGATTTACAGGCTGTTGGTGCAAATTCGGCTATCGTTAATGCCCTTGGTATTGCTAGTCGTGTAAACGCTGCTGCTGGTATCATTGCTGGCTAAATAATATTAGCCCTCTTAATAGAGGGCTTTTTAGTTTGTAAACCCAGTGGATAAGATATGAATATAAAGACATACAACCCGAAAGAAGTTTTAGTATCATTCGCTGGCAGTCAAATACAGGGATTTGCTAATGGTACATTCATTAAAATAACATATAACTCCCCTGTAATAAAGAAAGAAAAAGGTATTGACGGTAAGACCGCAATATCAAAAATGTTAGACTTCGATGCCACCGTAGAATTAAGTGTATTACAGAACTCAGAGATAGATAAGCAGTTACGCTATACATACGTACAGGCACTGCAAGAGAGTGGTACAAAAGATAGTTTACCTTCTTACCCTCTTACAATATCAGATTACTCTAGCGGGCTAATCTGGACAACAGACGAAACAATGATACAAAACGTATCTGACGTTATCTTAGCGGATAACCAACAAGCGAGGGTTTGGCAACTCTGCTGCACGAACATGAAGTGTAAATATGAACCCACTTCTAATACAAATCGGATACTGAGTACAATACTTAAAACAAGTAATGGTTTTGTGGATAACACTACCAGAGTTATTAATAACGTCCGAACATTCTTTGGATAAACCGTATCGGGAGATACAATGAATCTGTTAACTAAACAGTTTAAAACAATTACAATTGATGGTAATACATACCAATTATCTATGCTGAAAGGTCGTGAAGGTTTCCGTACAGCAATGGAGCTTGGTAAAGTAGTTGCACCAGTGTTAGGTGCTACTTTTGATGGTGTAAGGCATGATGAGTATATTCACGGCGCTCCACGTACATTCACACAGATGGCTCTATTGCTAATTGACCAAATGGATAAGATTGATGTTGAATCAATTATCTTCGATAGGCTGTTACGTGGTATGGCAGTAAATGGTAAAGAAGTCAATGTTGATGATTTCTTTATGTCGAATTATACGGTGTTGGTTGAAGTGATTGCTTTTGCACTGAAGGAGAACTTTGGTGATTTTTTTGGGGAAAACGGTTTCAAAGCACGATTCCTAGAAACCGTGAAAAACGTATTCAACCAAACACAGAGCGATTCATCAGAGACATAGAAAGTACAAGCAGTCTCACTAATGAAGATTGGTTTTTCTTTTCTATATTTAAAGCCACAGATTATAAAGTTGGTTTGAACACATTATATTTTGAAATGGACTTTGTTGACGTAATGAAGTTGGACGAGTATTTAGAGATTGAATCAGCCCGACAAGAAGCCACATACTTAGATGACAAATTAAATAACGAGGTGTGATGTGGGGAATATAGATGACTTTCTGATAAGTCTTGGTTTTGATACAACCAAGCTTAAAGGTCAGTTAGATAAGCTACACAATGATTTAGAAAAGGCTGCTGGTGTT